TTAAATTGTTCTTTGAGATGTTCTCGCAGCTTCCGGGATGGTTCACTAATTTATGGATCCTTGTCGTGGCGAGTATTTATGGTATCAAGGGAACACAAATATTCAGAAATGGTGCAGGTAAAAAATGAATTTGACAAGAGATTTACAAAAATTAAAAAAAGAGAAACAACAGAAAGAATCTGCTACTGCTCAGTTGCGTAAGAGAAGTAAAGATTCAATTTCTAGACCTAAAGCAGAAAAAAATATATTATCAACAGACCCAAGAATGCAACAGATATGACAAAACTATGTGCTAGAGGCAAATCAGCTGCTAAAAGAAAATTTAAAGTTTATCCATCAGCTTATGCTAACGCATACGCTAGTAAAATTTGTGCAGGCAAAGCAAAAGATCCTTCTGGTGTAAAAAGAAAAGATTGGGGACCTAAAAAAATGTTAGTTGGTGGATTACTTACAAAAGGAATTAAATATGGCTACAAGCAATATAGAAAAGCTGGTGGTAGAAGTATTATTGAGATCATGAAAAGTGGCATAAAAGGATCTGGAAAAAGATCTGACGCTAAAACAGATGTTAAGTTTGGAATTAAAATGCATGGTGGCAGTAAGCTTACTGCAAGAGATAAAAGCAGATTAAGATAATGTATAAAAAAGGAACATGTTGGGAAGGCTATGTTCAAAAGGGCATGAAGAAAAAAGGTGGCCGTACAGTTCCTAATTGTGTACCTGCAATGAAAACAGGTGGATTAACAAAATGGTTTGCAGAAAAATGGGTAGATATTGGAGCAAAGAAAAAAGGTGGCAAGTATCAAGAGTGTGGAAGAAAATCAGCCAGTGGTTCAAAGCGGAAGTATCCGAAGTGCGTACCACTTGCAAAAGCCACAGCGATGTCAAAGTCACAAAAGGCGAGTGCTGTCAGCAGAAAAAGAGCAGCAGGGAATTCAGGACCTAAACCAACTAATGTGAGAACATAGTTGCAAATACTAAAAATATCGGCTAAAAGCCATCTATGGCCCACCAACAGCAGGTAAATTTTTTAGAGTCTGTAAAAACAAAGTTTGAATCTCATTTTAAAAATTGCAGCGTACTAGATATTGGATCATTAGATATAAATGGTAATACTAGATTTCTTTTTGAAAACCCAAAGTATATAGGAATAGATATTGGTGAAGGCCCTAATGTAGATTTTGTTTGTAAGGGTCACGAATTTGTTTCTGATGTCAAGTTTGACATTGTAGTTAGCACAGAATGTTTTGAGCATGACATGTATTACAAAGATACATTACGAAACTGTGTAAATTTACTAAAACCAGGTGGATTGTTTATGTTTACTTGTGCCTCTACAGGAAGAGCCGAGCATGGAACTAGAAGAACATCTCCATCAGATGCACCTTTACTAAAAGGTGAGTGGTCTGACTATTATAAAAATTTAACTGAGGCAGATGTCAGAGAAGTATTAGATATAGAAAAAATATTTGTAGATTTTGAATTTACTTATGAAAAAACTCACAAAGATTTATATTTTGGGGTATAAAAAGAAGTAAACCTAGAATCTGGACTCACATAGCTTGGGACGATAACGATTTCAAAAGAAGATGCATGGGCACTGCATATAATGATTGTTTAAATCAACATGATGAAAATGATTGGTTAGCAATAATAGATCATGATGCTATGTTTTGTTGCTATGATTGGTATCTACAATTGCAGCAAGCAATAATGGATAACCCAAAAGGTAAAGCATTTACTTGTAGAGTAAATAGACTTGCTAGTTTAAGACAGATGGTTCCTGGAGTAGATCCTCATAATCATGATATGACTTATCACAGAAGATTAGGTAAAAGATTAGCAGATGCACAATGGGGTAAAACTACATTACACAATAATCCAAAAGAAGCAGGTCATTATTCAGGTACATTTTTGTGTGTGCACATTGGAACGATGAAACACCTTGGTGGTTTTCCATATACAGGAGATACGCTTGGGCAAGATAATTTAATACATAAAAAAATAATAGAAGCAGGGCATGAATTTCATGTAGTAAATGGTATTTATATATATCATTGGTATAAAGCAGATGATCCTTACCCACATTCAAAAAAAGTTATTGATATGCTAGAGAACGAACATTTTAACACAATAAAACTAACTTAATGGACATTGATACAATTTCATTAGTACAAAAAACAGTTAAGAAAAAAATTCTTCAACTCAAAGACCACGCTATATATGGTGTTGACACCATGGAGAAACTACAATATGTTAGAGGTCAAATCAGATCACTAGAGGATCTGCAACAGGATCTAAAAGACCTGCTGACAACAACGGAGTATGAAGATGAACAAGTCCACGGAGACACCGAAACGGACTGAAGCACTTTTGAACGCTTACAAGAGCGAAGAAGAAGTAAAAACAGTCCTTGATCCTAAATCGATCGAAAAATCAACATTAGATAGTTTACCAACACCAACAGGTTATAGATTATTAGTATTACCTTATGCTGGTCCTAAAAAAACCAAAGGTGGTTTATGGTTATCTGATACTACACAAGAAACAATACAAATGACTACAGTATGTGGTCTTGTATTAAAAATGGGAGATCTTTGTTATCAAGATAAAGATAAATTCTCAAAAGGGCCTTGGTGCAAACTAAATGAATGGGTAATTTTTAGTAGGTACGCAGGTTCAAGATTCAAAATAGACGGAGGGGAAGTAAGAATATTAAACGATGATGAGATCATCGCCAATATAAAAGATCCTAACGATATTTTGCACCATTATTAAGGAGGAAAAATGGCTGAAGAAAATAAAAATCCAGAAGTTGAATTAGATACTGATGGCGTTCAAGACGAAACTATTACAATTGAAACACCAAATGAAGATACAACTGCCTTTGAAAAAAAGGAAGAAGTAGACTTAGGTTATACAGATGTTTCAAACCAAAAAACTGCTAAGGAACTTTTAAACGAAGCAAAAGAAGCTGAGAAAGAACCAGAAGCAGAAGTTGAACAGAAAGAAGTTGCAGCATCTGATGATGATTTGCAAGGTTACTCTGAAAAAGTTCAAAAACGAATAAAAAAACTTACCTTTCAAATTAAGGAAGCTGAACGTAAAGAAAGAGCTGCACTTGATTATGCTAAGGGTTTAAAAAATAAGTATGATTCTGTTCAAAGTCAATTTGAAGAAACTGATACGAATTATCTCAAAGAGTATGAAGCAAGAATAGAAGCAGAAAGAGATAAGGCAAAAACTGCCTTAAAAAATGCTTTAGATTCTCAAGATACAGATGCTATTTTAGAGGCTCAAGATAGCCTTACTAAATTAGCAGTTGAGAAAGAAAAAGTTTCGATGTCGCTTGGTGAAAAAGAGGCAAAGAAAAAAGAAGTAGAATCACAACCTGTGCAAGAGCAAGGTCAGGAAGCTCCACAGCCACAAATTAGTCGTAAAGCTCAAGGTTGGGCTGAAGAAAACGAATGGTTTGGCTCTGATAGAGTTTTAACGTCTGCTGCAATGGGAATACATGAAGACCTTATACAGCAGGGAATTGACGCAGAGAGTGATGAATACTATAATCAAATCAACAAACGTATGAAGGAGTATTTCCCTCAGAAATTTGCTCAAGAAACGACTGAAGTAAAACAAAGCACACGTGAGCCCGTCCAAAATGTTGCTTCTGTTAGTCGTAGATCTGGAGGACGCAAGTCTGTGAAACTCACCAAATCACAGGTAGTTATCGCTAAGAAATTAGGGGTGCCACTAGAGGAATACGCAAAATACGTGAAGGAAGGAGCATAATATGACAACTTTAAAAACTTCACGCGAGTCTGATACGAGGCAAAAACTAGCTCGTAAAAAAGATTGGACTCCACCATCCAGTTTGGATGCACCAGTGCCGCCACAGGGATACGCACATAGATGGGTAAGAACTTCGGCAAATGGTTTCGAAGATCCAGGTAATGTATCTAAGAAACTACGAGAGGGCTGGGAATTTGTTAGAGCCGATACATTGAAAAGTGAAATTGGTGAAAATGATTTTCCTGTAATCCAACTCGGACAACACGCTGGTTTAATCGGAATTGGAGGCCTTGTGTTGGCAAGGATACCGGAAGAGATTTTAAGAAGTCGTGCTGAGTATTTTAAAAAAATAACTCAAGACAGAACAGACGCGGTGGACAGAGATCTTATGAAGGAACAACACCCGGACATGCCTATCAATATTGATAGACAGTCTAGAGTTACCTTTGGTGGTAGTCAGAAAAGTAAAAAATAATTTTTTTGCATTACCTACCTAGATAGCTTGGATTAAATAAATAAGTTAAAGGAGAAAACAACTATGGCAAACGTGTTAGAAAAGTTCGGTCTTAGACCTTACAGAAAACTAGACGGCACACCATTAGTAGGTGCTCAAAATAGATACACAGTTAAACCTGGATATGCTACTTTAATTTTCCAAGGAGATATGGTTATCCCTACTTCTACTGGAAACATTGAAAAGCATACTGGTGGTACTAGTGATGCTATTGTGGGCGTTTTCAACGGATGCTTTTATAATGATCCAACTACTCAAAAGCCAACTTATAAGAATTACTACCCTGGTGGAATTACACCAACTCAAGGCGATGTTACTGCCTTTGTTGTTGATGATCCAGATGCAGTATTCTTAGCAGATGCAGACGCGGCTTTCACGAGAGCGGATCTATATAAGAACTACTCAGTTGTAAACACTACTGGTGTTACACAAACAGGACTATCTAAAGCTCAACTTGACGTTGGTGCTTCAGGTATTGCAACTACTTTCGCAGTACAAGCAATTGACATTTCGCAGGATCCAGACAATTCGGATACTACGGCTGCAAATGCTAATATTCTTGTTAGAATCAACAATCACTTCTACAGAAGTGGCACAGGCTTAGCATAAGGAGAATAAACTATGGCTATATCACGATCCCAACTAGTTAAAGAACTAGAGCCAGGTTTGAATGCTTTATTCGGCCTGGAATATAGTAGATATGAAAATCAGCATGCTGAAATTTTTTCTACTGAAACATCTGACAGAGCTTTCGAAGAGGA